ATGTCCAGTAGAAACCATTACAAAGGTATTATTAAAAAATGGTGGGCGAAAATAGTACGAAATACTAAATACAAAACTGATAATGACGACTAAAAACACTATTATGTCCGGGGTGTCCAGTAAATCTCTTTTAGAAAGAGTGTGGATTACCTCGGACACTTGACACATGCGTTCCATAAAAACATCACGCGTGGTACAACCGAATGGTCAATTAACGGCAATGACTTAAAAATTAGGGATTTTGATACGCCGCTTGAAATGACCCAAAAAATGGCAGACAATTTTAACACTTTAATCCCTGACGATGGAATTTTATTTCACTTGGGGGACTGGTCGTTTGCAGGTGAGCAAAACATTGAAATATTTCGTAACATGTTGAATGTTAAGGAAATACATCTTATTACTGGGAATCACGATCCACATCAAGAAAAAGGAAAATGGGATCACTTGTTCGCGTCACGTCAAAAGTATCTTGAAATTGAAATCGAAAAAGTAAAACTCGTACTGTTTCATTTTAAAATTTCATCATGGAATGAAATCCGTAAAGGCACATACCAACTTCATGGTCATCAACATTGGCAGGGTGATAATCGTTTTGGTAATGGTCGTCAAATGGATATTGGGGTGGATGGAAATGATCTAAAGCCATATAAATTGACTGACGTGATTGAATTGCTAAAAGACCGACAATATTATAACGAAATAGACCATCATTAGTATGAAAACACATGAACCACAATTTAATCCCGACAATAATCAATGGAAAATTTGGGATTATGCTTATACCGAAAATGGCGAAGATCATTTTGAAGTACACCGTTTTTGGACATACATAGAAGCCGTAAAATATTATAATGAAATTTGCGGCCCTATACGGTTGAAAAAGTAATTCGACGTTTTTTAAAAGTTAAATCATTAATAAAATGTTAATGGTATTGCATAAACCACCCAACCCATGTATCTTTGTACTATTAATTACTAATTTAACTTTTTATGAAAAAAATACTATCATTATCAATTACACCACTTATAATATTTGGATTATTATCAGGCGTTTATTTTACTATTTCTTGGATGGCATATCATTTAACTGGTAAAGGTCAGATTTATTGGGAAGCGGGAATAATGTTCGTACTTTGTTATGGATTTATATCAATTCACACGTTGTTGGAAAATTATTTTTCAATGACTTTAAATGATAAAAAATAAAATATTCTATTTTATTAACCTATTAAATCGCAGATTTAATTTATGAAACTGAAACACTTACTTTTATACGCTAAAGGCTGGTATCCAAAAACAGATGATATTTGGAATGATTTGGCAATTATTTTACGGTTGGATGGTTATAATCCATTCTTAAACGAAGATTGTTTAAAAATTATTTTAAATAACTTACCACCCGATTTTACACCGTTCCAAACTGCAAAATTTTTATTAGCGATTCATCCCGCAAGTTGCTGGCGGTTTGGGTATATTGTAAAAGGATATAATTATTGGTTAGGTACTGATAAATCTGCCGTAGAATATCATTATGATACTGCAATTGTAAAGTATATTGTTTCCGAATTGCGATTTATTGAAAAAGAATACTACGATACACTCCCAACCCCGAATGTTGATGAATATTATTCACTTATTGAAAAACTTAAATAATTTATGATACTTTGTAATTCTAATAACCGTTCCCAACGTATAGTTGATTGGGTTCAAACTTTATTGAATATTGAAGATGAAAAAGATTTGGAAATGCTTAATGTCTTACCTAAAAAATACGGATTTTATATTGATTATCGGTATAGGGAATATGGGGATTGGTATCGTGACTCGATGAAATTATACAATTCACAGATTCTATTGTTAGAATCTTTTCGATAAAATTTTACTTTTAAACAATGAACAAATCACTTTTTTTAATTCGCGGTTTACCATCAAGCGGTAAAACCACTCTTGCCAATTTATTATCCGAAAATAGTAAATATCCAGTCCTAAGTGCTGATATGTATTTTGAAGATTCGGATGGGAACTACGATTTTGATGTAAGATTATTATCGTTAGCACATAAATGGTGTCAAGATCAATGTGAAGGTTTAATGTTGGGAAACACGGGAAGTATAAAATACATTGATTCATTTAAACCTGATACATATTTTGTTGGAGACGATAAATTCAAAATCTTCGTCGCAAATACATTCACAACTGAATGGGAAATGCAACCGTATTTCGATTTGGCTAAAAAATATGATTACGATGTATTTACGATAATTGTAGAAAATCGTCACGGAAATAAAAACGATCACAATGTACCTGACGAAACGATATTAAAAATGCGTGATAGATTTAACATTAAATTATAAAACATAAAATTAAAAATTTATTATATGGAACACAGAGACATTAATAACCCATATTCAACATTTAATTTTATTGGTGAATATTTCAAACTTAGAACTTACGCCCACCAGCCAGTATGGTGTAGTTATTCATTACATCAATTAAAAGAATTGTGGGATGAATCGGGTGGAATAATTACGGATTCATCGGATAACATTATTTTTATAAAAACACAAAAAGAATTTAAATAACAAAATAAATTAAAAATTTATATATGAAACTAAAATATCTAATACCTTACATTGGACTATATTTTATATGGAAAGATATACCCCACCAACCAAATCAATATTCATATAAACCATTACAAGGTGCTGCTGAGGTTGATGTAATGGCTGCTCAATTTTTAATCGCTTTATTAACAACTTTATTGATTGCCGTATGTCTGAATTAAGCGAAGTATCCCAATTTAAATTAAGTACAATATCTGCATATTATCAAGGCTGTTTGGATGGATTACTACGACATGATTCAGGTAAACTTGAATTTAGTGAATTGATTCAAACAGCATTTGAAATGACACAAGAATATTTTTATCATTATCCAATCTACCAAGTAGAATTGGAATACTTTTTACAAAAATTTAACGCATGAAATATAGAATATTCGTATCATTTTACGCATCAGTAGTTGTAATTTTATTACACAGTTATATTACCAAACCATTTTTTACATATTACAATATACCAAATAGTAATATATTTCAGATTGGTTGGTGGGAACATTTTATATTATTAACAATTATAACAATTTTAAGTTATAGACTTATTGACACAATTTACGATAAATATTTTAAAAATTAATGAAAAAATATCCATCAATTGACCAGTTCCGTAATGTTATTCGTGCGGTCAAAACTAATCACGACTACCAAGGCAAAGATGAAAATGACCAAGCAATTTATCAGCATACTTCGCCTTATCCAACCTTAACATTCAATGGAACGGTCAAAATTCATGGCACGAACGCCGCTATTGTCAGGTATAAAGACGGCACGACCAAGTTCCAATCCCGTGAACGCGAACTCGAATTAACGTCTGATAATATGGGATTCAAGTTGTTCATGTCAAATGTAGATTTAGATTTTCTATTTGCTGGAATTAAATTTAACGATCACATTGCAGTTTACGGTGAATGGTGCGGAAAAGGAATACAAAAAGGTGTTGCTGTTAGTGAATTACCTCGAATGTTTGTAATCTTTGGGTGGAAAATTGACGATGTTTGGGTTAGCAACATTATCCGTCATAACAATGAATGTGGTGTTTGGGATATTCGTCAATTCCCAACCTACCAAATAAAGATTGATTTCAATAATCCCGAACAGGTACAAAACGAAATCATTGATTTGACCATTGCGGTCGAAAATGAATGTCCAGTTGGTAAACAAATGGGTGTCTGTGGGGTTGGTGAAGGAATTGTATTTAGTACTGAATATAATGGACATCGTTATGTATTCAAATCGGTTGGTAAGAAACACTCTCCAAGCAACCGCACAACACTTGCATCCGTCGATGTTGATGAATTAAACAGCATCAACGAATTTGTAACATATGCACTTACTGAAAATCGCCTTAATCAAGGAATTGATATTATGAAATCTAACGATATTGTTGTATCTGAAAAGACAACTGGAGCATTTCTTAAATGGGTCGCTGATGATATTATTAAAGAAGAAACGGATACAATTGTTCAAAACGGGTTGGATGTGAAAAAGATTATGAAAGCCGTATCCAATAAAGCACGTGTTTGGTATTTTAATTATTTGAATGATGATGTTATTGATTTTAATAAATTGGAAAAAACTGCATCTAAATTATACAACCAACATATAAAAGCGGCTGAATAAAATGAACCCAATACTTAGTAAATTAATATCAAGTGTACATTTTCAAATGGAACAATTGAAGTTTGATTTCAAATGGATGACTGATCAAAGTGAAATATATACCGATTTGGAAATTTCTTTTTTAAAAGGACGTATTTGCGGTCTAGGAGAAACATTAAAACTTATTAATGAATTGAATGAATCATTGATTGTACAAGAAAAGATGAATAATTCTTTTAGGAAAATACATTCATTATTAGATGAATTAAATGTCGTTATTGATAAACGAAATGACTAATTTATGTTAACAACTTGTTAATAGCCTTGTTTTTTGGAAAGAGATACCATAACTTATATACATGTATAAATACAGAAAATATATTTTAATTTCAGCAATTTTCATTTCGATTATTGCTGAATTTATTTCCATTTTTGGTTTAACTAAACTGTTGGGTGGGAGTGATTATAAGATTATTATAATTTTAATGGGGGTTGGGTTTGCAATTGGTAAGTTGTTAATTGCAACGGTATTGAAAACCGAATATGAAGCCTTGAATAAAAATCTAAGGAATTACTTAATCGGTTCATTGATAATTTTGTCTGTATTGACATCTTTAGGTATTTACGGTTTATTGTCCGATGGTTATTCAATAACTAAATCTAAGGACAATTATGTGCAAACTAAGGTATCTTTAATAAAAACAAAGAAACAATTATTTGACACAACCAAACAGGAATTACAAACCCAACTTGTTTCAGTCAATTCATCAATTGAAAAACTTAGGTCAGCACTTTCAACGGACAACCAAACACAGCAGGTCGTTAACGGAAAAGTTATTACAAATATTATAAGTTCTAATAAGACTGGAGTTCAAAATCAACTTGATAAAGCATTGTTAGATAAAACTTCATTGGAACAAAAGATATTAAATGTTAATGATAGTATCGGTTCATTTACTTTAAAAATGATTGAAACTGAATATTCAAGTACGGCAACATCTGAACTTGGGCCACTGAAATTTATTTCTACCGTTTCGGGTATCAATATGGATTCGGTTGTAAATTATTTTTTATTACTGATAATATTGATATTTGATCCAGTTGCATTGTGTTTGTTGTGGGTTTATTTTTCGATCCAACCACCCAAAGAAACAAAAACCGAAGAACCACCAGTTGTTATTGAAGAACAAACAGAACCAGTCAAAAAACCACGTGCTGTTAATAAAAAACTAGGTCGTCCACGCAAAAGTAAAGTTAATGAAATGATTGATTCTGTCATTAACCCTCCCCCACCATCGGAAGAAGATAAAAAAAAACTTTAGTCGAAACGCCCCAACAATTAACCAGTAGCCAATTACGAAATATGTCACGTGAACAGCGTGTTAAGTGGTACAAAAACAATTCTTTATGATAAACATTTACGATGAACCATCATCAACAACCAGTACACAAGTATTAATTGATATTGATCTTGCAAAAAAATTAACATCGTTGCAATTAATCGCAACGGTTCGTGACAAAATGGAAACTGTCGCGGAAAACCAATCGGTTATTTTATTCATGGTTGGTGATACTGATTTGGAACAAGATTATAGTGATTTTATCACATATCTAAAAAACAAATTTTTAATAAATGAAAATTGTCAAATTTATTATCGTGGACATTTTCACTTAGAATTTTTAAATTTACTTGAACATAAATCAGTATTTTTATCATCTACTATTAGAATTGTGTATGATGCCCAAAAACTACATCGGATTTTATCAGTTGTTAAAGAAATGAATGATCGTTTGTTAAATAAATTTATCGAAAGGTTTATTTCAACATATCATCGTTATGGTTTGGCATATTTACCGATAACAGAATTAAATATGTTGAATATAGAATATGAAACGTTTTAGAGTTTATTTACGACGACTTTTAAAAAATAAAATTGAATTATATCTATTAACTGGAATTATAATTTCAATTATCGTAACAATTATTTATTTATCATTAATTTTTTACATCTTATGCACACATTATCATTAAATGATGTTGTTCAAATTCAGGATACAATCGCTGATATTGAATACATTGGGTTGTTGGGTTACGTTTCCCAAATAACAACTAGCACCGTTACTGTAAGTTTTTACACCGCCCAAGAAAAAGGTGAAAATGCTTATGTAACTTCACAAGATTTTTTAATTTCACAGGTGCATTTTGTAGGTGTACCTAAGTTATTGCCTAATTAATAATATGAACAAAATATCACTTTTAACAGTTGTATTAATACTATCAAATTGTCATTCATCCCCCCAACCAGTCCCAATTCAAGATCATGGAACACATCAAATCGTTACACAACCGGGTGGGAGTCAAGTTGTCGTCGTTAAAGACCATTCGGGTGCGGAATTTTTCATGGAACTAATGATGTTCCAATCGTTAATGAACATGGCTGGTGGAATGAATAATGTTTACAATTATCGCAACCAACATTATAACGACAATGATTGGAATGATCGTCAACGAAATTACCGAACAACGACAAATACAGTTGTAAATAATTATTATGGTACGAAGTCCGATGTTAATCAACCAATTTCAGATCGTATAAAATACAACCAAAGTAGGAACACAAACAAACCTTCCAACGGGTTTAATAATGTAAAAACTGCTCCTATTCAAACGAATACACCAAAACCGACTTATAATCAAAGTAAAGGGTTTACTACATCAAAAACTAATTACACACCATCCAAACCATCAAGTGGATTTGGTTCAACATCTACCCGATCAAATGGGTTTGGTGGATAAAAATAAATTTAAGAAATGCTATCTGTAAAAGAAATAAACAACAATTATAAAAAATTCAGGGATAACATAAACAAATTGTTTCCTGATCGAATAGTCAATCTAAACAATATGTATGACTATTTTGAAGACCGTATTGTAACATTACCAGCCAGTGGAAATGAACATTACCATAATGCGTTTACAGGCGGATATGTTGACCATGTTTTGAGGGTAGCGGAATTTGCGGAAATTGAATACGAACATTGGAAATCACGTGGATTAAAAATAGATAACTTTACATTGAATGAGTTACTATTCGCAGCATATCACCACGATCTTGGGAAGGTTGGTATGACTGGTGAATATAATCCATATCAACTAAATCCATCTAAATGGCATAGGGATAATTTGGGTAAACTTTATACATATGATCCCAACCAACCATTCATGCTGATTCCCGATTTAAGTTTATTTACCTTGCAAGAATATCAAGTACCAGTTTCATGGAGTGAATATTTAGCAATCCGAACACATGATGGTATTTATGATAAAGCAAATGAAGCGTATTATTTTGGTAGTCAACTTGACACACGTGCGAGGACAAACATAAATCAAATTTTACATAACGCTGATTTTGCAGCATCCCGATTTGAATTTGAAAGGTGGGTACAAGCATCCAAACCAGCATTCAAATTTTATCAACCAAACTATAAAGCCCCAATTGCACAAACACCAACCGACCCATTTGGTGATATTTTCAAGGATTTCGACAAATGATCTACATTGTAACCTGTTTATTAATTATTAGTTTATATATAAACTATAATTTGTATAGTAAAATTACACCATTGGAAAACGCAATTTCTAAAGGTCTGATTTTAGAAGAAGAATTTTTAAAATATTACGATGCGATATTATATCTACTCGTATCTGCCAAAACTGAAATGGATAAAATTGACGGTAAAGGAACGTTTTCATCTGATGATGATGTGGGTTTTGCGTTTAAAGTAATTCAGACTGCAATAAATAATTTAGTATTAAAAATGAAACAGTTGGGTGGAAAGACCAATGACGAAGAATGATATGTATTTTGGAAAACCAGTGGAAAACGCTATAATTGAATACAATGGGTTGGAAGATTCGGTGTACAAGGATAAACTATATTTGAAAACAATCTACCCTGCCTTGAATAAATTAGTAGAAAATATTATTCATAATCGTAAATTATATGAATATGGTGATGATAATTATACTAATACAAAGTTGGATTGTGTATGTTACCTGACCAACCGATTATCTAAATACACAAAGGATAAAGGTAAAGCATTTTCGTACTACAATCGAATTGCTATTAATTTTCTAATACAAAATAAAAAGAAAATTGAAACCAAGAAATTTCAAAAAGTCAAATTAACCGAAATTGATGAACGTAGAAATTTATTATCCGAATCGGTGCGTGATGAATACACAACCGAGTTAGATGAATTTTGCAGAAAATGGGCGGAGTGGGGCATTGAAAATATTGAAATTTTATTTACTAAAAAACGGGATCAACGAATTGCGGAAGCCATTTTCAATTTATTTAAAAATTCACATCTGATTGATAACTATAATAAAAAAGCATTGTATATTCAGATTCGTGAGCAAGTAGATGTTAAAACCCAATATATCACACTAATTATAAATAAGTTAAGATTTCTGCATAGTGAAATGTATATTGAATTTAAAAATTCAGATACGCGAAAATGGAAATATTTTTTAATAAGTGAGGACTAGAAATGAAAAAAGTTGGCAATCCAATTGACCTACAAGCCCTGTTAGGTGAAATTTATATAAATTCAGTTAGTCGCAAAGAAAAACTGGATGCGTTATTGAAAACAACTACCGATTTTGTCACGGATATAAGTGCGGCTGTGAACTTATTACCCGAAATAACGAAGTTACAACAGGTAGCAATCAACAATGATGATGCGTTAGTAAAATTGGCCGCTTTGGTTGTAAAATCAACGGCTAAAAAATCTGATAATGAAGACAGTATGTTTGAATTGTCGAATGATGAATTTAAACAACTAATGTCTAAAGCCAAACAAGTAGTAGAAAATCATGCACCAAGTGAAAGTAAATAATGTTTGCAGTTGAAGTAGTAGATAACACAAAAGCCTTTAAATCGGGTCAAAAAGACAACGACGGCAATCCGTTACCGTTGGGTTCTATTGAAGTAAAACTTGGTAGTTTTCAATCCAACCTCGGACAAATTAGGTCGGTATTTGCAAGACCTTTACATTATAACAAACGAGTCCCGTTAATCGGTGAACTCGTTTTAGTCGTTTCAGCACCGTCCAACGATTGGTCAAACAGTAATACAAAAAATATTGGATATTATTATTTATGTCCTATTAATTCAACCGATGACTTAACGTTCCACGTATTTCCAAATTTGTTCAAGCGTTCAAATAATACGGGTGCGGGTAACAGTGGTCAAAGGGATTATGATAAAGAAAAATGGACAAAAACATTCACCGATCCGAAACGTGTTTTTCCATTACAGCCGTTTGAAGGTGATGATATTTTTGAAGGGAGAACGGGTCAAAGTATCAGATTCACATCTACCATAATGGGTAATGATTCTATTTATGAAAAGAAAGCATCATGGAAAGGGACGACTAAAAACGACCCATTAATGATTTTACGGATAAATAAATCTACCAATGGTGCTGTACAAGTCCCAACAGGAAACCAAAGTACAAACAAATATGAAGTAGAAGATATTGAAACGGACGAATCAAGTATTTATTTAACGTCAACCCAAAAATTACCTAAACTCAAGGGTGGATTTGATAAAAATTTAACCGTTAAACAAATAGGAACATTTTCTAACACATCACAGATAGTTATAAACAGTGGTCGTGTTGTAATCAATGCTTTAAAAGAAAAACTTTTGTTGGTTGGGAAAGAGCAAGTTATTGTCACGGGAAAAGAAGTAATATTACAGTCAGATAAATATAAAGTGAACTTGGATGATTTGATAGATTATATTAAGGCACATGTTGATTTTTTCGCCGAATTTTGTTCCGGTCAGTCCCCCGCATCTTCTGCCGCAGGCCCAACTGGCCCAACCACCCACGTTGCACAAGTAACAAAACTAAAAACAGCCGATTTCCAAAAATTTAAATTACCTTAAAATGACAAGTGAAAAAATAAAAAGGTTGGTGGAGTTAATGGTCGCTAAAGAAGTGAAGCGTTTAATTCCACAAATTATAAATGAACTGAAAAATTCATCGGGTCAAACACTTAACGAAACACCTGAACGGGCGTTTCTTAGACAAGTTCGTTCTAATAAAAAACCAATACAAAAAACATATTCATCTAATCCAATGTTAAATGAATTGTTGTCATCTACCCAAATACCACGTGAAGATGATGTTATGTTTGATTTTGTTCCCGATAAACAAACAAATAAACCATTGTCAAATCAACAAATGATTTCAACGTTTTCAGGGAATCCCGAAGCAAAGGTAAATCTTGCAAACGAAAATGTACAAAAAACATTAGATATTTTAAATAAAGATTATTCATCAGTGGTTAAAAAAATGAATAATTCACCACGCCCACAGGTACAACTTTCACAAGAAGAAGATTTATCTTGGTTAAATGATATTGGATAATTGAATGATAAAACGATACCCTAACGACAACAACCAAACTATCGGAATCCGCCTACCGAGTAATGGAAATCCCGGCAGGTCGTTTTTCAATACATCACAAACGACGGAAGAACAAGCAATATCAAATTATATAAATTTATTATTAACGCGTCGTGGTGAACGATATTATTTATATAATTTTGGAATAGGCATTCAAGAATTTTTATTTGAGCCTAATTCCGATAAAGTACGAAACGACATTGAATTTGCAATAAGATCACAATGTGATTATTGGTTGCCATATATAATTAATCATAAGATTGATGTTCGTCAACGTGCCAACCTCCCCGGTCTTAATTCCGATCCTGAACAAGCAATACAAATCGTAATTACATTTAGCGTTGGAAATAGTAATGCAAATAAAACAATAACCATCTTTCAGCGTCAAGGTCAAGTGACCGCAAATGTCGAGTAACTAAATGCCAAATATAGATAAATTTAATCGAGCAATTCAATATAATAATTTAGATTTTGCGGAAGCACGTAAAGCCTTATTTAACTATGCCAAAAACTATTTTCCAAACCAACTGGTAGATGGAAATGAAACCGATCCAGCCACAATGATGATTGAAATGTCGGCAGCGGTAAGTGATTGGTTAAGTTATGGTTCAAATATTAGTTTGCAGGAAAGTTTATTATATACGGCTGATGAAAGAATAAATTTATATAACATTGGTCAGGCACATGGTTACAAGCCAAAAACAATTACTCCAGCCAGTGTAGAATTAGACGTATTTCAACTTATTCCGTCGATTGGTGACGGTGTGAACACCAAGCCCGATTTTAGATATGCGTTATATTTAAACGCCAATATGGTAGTGGAAACGGACGAAATGAACAGCGTTCGATTTAGGACAATAGATTCAATAGATTTTCGTTTTAGTTCATCGTATGATCCAACCACGGTAACGGTTTATTCTGTAACAAATGATGGTGTAATTGAATATTATTTATTAAAGAAAAAAGTAAAGGCTGTTAGTGGTGAATTATTTACAGAAACATTTGATTTCACCGAACCAAAACCTTATGACAAGATTGTTATACGCAATGAAAATGTAACTGAAATTGTTGATATTTACGACAATGATAATAATAAATGGTACGAAGTAAATTATTTGTCACAAGATACTATTCCATTATCAATTCGTAATACCGACACGTCACAACAAACACCCTTTGTTTTGTGTTATAAGCAAACGGAATTTCGTTATGTTACACGACTTAGAAAAGATAACTATACGGAAATTCAATTTGGTGCTGGTTTAAGTTCCGAATCCGACGAAGAAATTATTCCAAACCCGATGAATGTTGGTTTAGGTTTAAATTATTTTGAACGAACTGTAAACCTTTCCATTGATCCATCCAATTTTTTATTTACAAAAACATACGGTACAGCACCAACCAATACAACATTAACCGTTCGATATTCAATTGCTAATGGATTGACTGACAATGTATTACCAAATACAATTACTAAAATTGTTCAATCTGATATTACAAATCCAGCCGATTCAACCGATTCCGTTGTATTGGAAACAATAAAAAATTCATTGGCTGTAAATAATCCATTACCTGCATGGGGTGGACAAAATAGAAAAGATGTTGATGTTATCCGTCAGGAGGCAATGGCTAACTTCGCCGCACAAAATCGAAATGTGACACGTG